AACTGCGAAGACTGATTTTCGTGAACGATATAAGCTGACCTCGGAATATCCTGTAGAAATTAAATTAGTCAACATGTCAGGTTTCTGGGATGGCTAGGAGAAGTAATATGAAAGAAGGACGAACAGAGCCTATAAAAGGTGGTGATGAATACGATGCGCTTACTGGAGCTCGTAGATATTATCACTACTGTGCAGGAACTCTAAAGAGAATCAAACGACAATACAATAAACGTGTCCGCCAGTCGGGCAAGAAAGAAATTAAACAGGAGATATGAGGATGAAGAGAACAGTGGAATATTTAGAACGTATGAAAGCAGTAGATAAAGCCTTCACAGTTGAGAAGTGCGATAACGGCTATGTGCTAAGAGGATCTGGTATAGATGTACATGATTCATGGGGAGATTTAGTACTGATCTTTAACAATCAGAACGAACTTATGAGCGGAATGGAAGCTCTCTGGGCGAAGAAGCATGTCTAAAATATCAGATGGATACAACTCATTTGTAAGGAATATGTGGCTTGATAACTGTGCTGAGAGAGAAACTTATCATGAGCCTAGGCTCTCACATGAGGAGTATGTAAGGAAAAATCATACTTTTCTAGAAGATAAGTTCTATAGTGATATAGCAGCGAATTGGGTCTGGGATGCTAAGATTCAAGACTATCGTGATGCCTAGCAAAGAGATAAAAGGTGCTTTAAAACTTAATGGTTTTCCTTGTAATTTTTAATTGCATCTTTAATTGCATCTTCTGCAAGCACACTACAGTGGATTTTAACAGGGGGAAGTGCAAGTTCCTCAGCAATATCAATATTTGTAATGGTACCGGCCTCTTCTAGGCTTCTTCCCTTCACCCATTCGGTAAGAAGACTAGAGGATGCGATAGCACTACCGCACCCGTAAGTCTTAAATCTAGCCTCTTCAATAATACCATCTGTTACTTTGATCTGTAGTTGCATTACATCACCACAGGCAGGTGCTCCCACCATGCCTGTGCCAATATTTTTTTCTTCCTTATCAAAGCGTCCTACGTTGCGAGGGTTATTATAATGATCCATTACTTGATCAGAGTACGCCACCTATTTTTCAACCCTAAAAAGAGTGTAGACTCCCCATGCCAGGCCGACATACGCGGCAATCTTGGCTAGACCCCCGAAAAGTATAAAAGCACCACAAATTCCTATAAGCATTACACCATCAAGACTTGTGCGTTCTCCCACCAATTTTTTGATATACTTCATATTAAGTCTCCTTAAGTTGAGTACCACGTTTTGTATGACCATTCCAAGCCACAAAACCCGCCGCTCTAAGAGATATATATGCCAGATAGTTTAATACTTTGAAACCATTAACTTCTATACAGATATCTCGAAAAATTTCGTCTGCTTCTTTTTGATTATATACACGAGTAAAAATCTTATCTTTGTCCGCAAACTCTAAAGTAGCATATTTATATAGATAATCATGAACAAGGCCGCCCATTAGTAGAACACCGGTGGGGGAAAGCCACATTGCGAGGAATTTAGGTACTGAAGCACCATCAAACTGAAAGCCTTCAGGTATAACATAGTCTTCGCCTTTAAGTGTAAAATGAAAATCTTCACAGATTTCCCACTGTCTTACACTCATTAGCCACAACCATATGCCTTTAAAAAAGCCCTTTCCTTTAGTAGCGATTGGAATAGGTTTCATGTGGGGCATTTCAGGGTAAGAGAATCCTACCCTGTACTCAGGTTCTTTATCGTCAAATAAATTAACTAAAAAACCAACTAAAACAATAACAGCAAAAACTGTCCACTGCCAAAATGTAACTGCTAAATCAATAAATGTTTCTAACATATATAAACTCTTTTGCCTTTCTAGAAGAAAAGCCTGTGAGATAGTTGCATCTCTAAAGAATCGTTTTAATGTACTTCTATTTCTATTGTAAAAATAACATTCAAAAAGCCTAAACTTAATGTATGCCAAGCAATTTTATTAAATTTCTCCCTCTCATACCATATAGTAGGTATGAGATAAACTCTAGACTGAAGAACTTTATTGAACTCTTTAACTTCAATAAATGTCTTAATCATACTATAATATCTCTTAAATTTGGTGAAAAGTAGTTCGGACCTTTCATAACTTTACCGTCTTCTCTGTATATAGGATGCCCGTCTTCTCCTAGTTTAGACATGTTGCTTTCATGAACTTCCATAAAACATTCATCTAAGTCTATTCCGAAAGCATGGCCCGCCCCATAGACAACATAAAGAAGGTCCGTAAGTGCGTCCCCTACTTCAATAATATCTTTGTTAGCCAGCGCTACCTCTAATTCTTCTAATTCTTCAGCTATGAGATCTACTCTAAGATCTTGAGTGTCCCTATCGCGTAGTGTAGGCTCACAGTGTACTTCCTGTCCAAATACTTCCATGAAGTCTCCTACAAGCTCAAATGGTGTGGCTCTAGTGTTTTGCATTTTCTTCTCTCTGTCTTTTTCGTTCTCTGATTTTAGCAGAAGCTTTTGCTTTATTTCGCTTCGCACTCTTTTTTTCGTAATATTGTTTATCTTTAAGCTCCATTAGGGAATCTTTTGTCTTTCTTTTAAGGGCCCTTAAAGCACTTTCAACATTATTGTTTTTAACTCTAATCTTCATCTTTAACCTTAGTATTCTCTTGGACTAAGGTATCCCAACCGAATATAAAACCGTGATCAAGCTCCCTCAAATAGTAGTGAGGATCCATAGTTACGCCCTCTATTCCAAGATCCTCCTCTTCTGGTATATTATACATCTACCAGCCCTTCTTAATTCGTGTATCAAAGTAGTATTGCTTACACTCTTTAACATCTTTTGATACGCCCTCAGCTACTTCTTTATTGCAAAGTTCGTTCAGTTTCATCGTATTACTGGTAGCACTGATAGTGCCTGTAATAATTATAATCCAAAATACTATAGTCATTTTACTCCTTCTTATTTTATATAAAAAATGTGTTCGTTTATTTGTACTTTTTTCTTAAAAGTATGTGCCCAAAAAGGCTTCTGTATATAAGTCGCATGGTACCAAAGAGCTCCTTCCGTTACATCAGGAAGTGTTTGTGAATATGCCTGAATAGCTATATCTGTAGCATTACCATATTCTTTGGTATTTTTAGGTTTATCCGATTTGCCATCACAATACCAGCTAAACTGACATATTTCTTTTTTCTGCTGCTTAACTACCTCACATATTGTACTGGGGAATGCTGCATTTTTTACCCTATTTAGTGTAACTTGTGCAATGGCTAATTGACCTACCCAAGGTTGGTTACGCCCTTCAAAGTATATGTTCTTAGCTAAACATTGAAGGTCTTGCACCCTGTCGTCAGACGCTGAAACATCTTGAGCTATTAATATTAATACTATTGCTATAATAATTTTCTTTGAAATGCCCATCCCCGATCCTGTAAGTACTTGGCTTGTTTTACACAAGCATTATATGATCTATCAGGGAAGTATTCCTGAAGCTCCACTTGAGTTGAATTGTAATAAACTTTTCGAAGCAGCTCTCTTTCTTTACGAGACCAAGGTTTTTTAGTGTATATTTTCATACTATTCCTTTCACAACTTATAGATATTATAGTAGATTCCACATCGAAAGTCAAGAAATATTTTTAAGAGTTGATAATAGATATGGAAAAATATTTCTTGACATTTAGGGTCTTTTCAATTATAATATATATTAATTGGAACAGCCTTGCATAAGCAAGTGGAGTATTTATATGATGATAGACCCTATAGTTCTAGTAATAGGCTTTTTGTGCTTAGCAGGAACGACATACACTAGCTGGCAGTCAGGGCACGCAGCAGGAGTAGAAAATACTCTATCTTATCTTGAGTCCGAGGGTATAATAGAGTTTGATACTAAGGAAGAGTAATCATGTGGCAGTTTTTTGCAATGATGGCATTGGTTTTAGGAGGAGCAGTTTATGGACTTTGGGACCAAAATTTAAAGTTACAAAAAAATATAGCTTCACAACGAGTAGCCATTGAGCAGCAAGAGGCTGCCTTCAAAGAGTTACAAGTACAAACTAAAAAACAAAACGAAGCTAACACCGCTATGCAAAGTAAAAATAAAGAAATAGAGCTAGAGATGAGCAGATATCTAGACATCTTTGCTAGACATAACCTAACTAAATTAGCCACTGCTAAACCTGGCTTAATAGAAAAGCGAGCAAATAATGCAACTAAAAAAGTATTTGAATCCATTGAAACTGACAGCAGGGATGTCGATTCTCTTGATGACGGGGTGCAGTTGGTTCCCGAAACCAATAGTACCGGAGCCGGAGATAATAACAATAACGAAACCGGTGAGAGTAGAGATAGCACAGCCGGAACTACCGAAGGAAATTGATTTAAAAGAACCCACTTGGTATGTTGTTTCAGAGAAAAATTTAGAGGAGTTCTTGGATAGAATTAAAAAAGAATCAGGGGGCAGTATAGTATTCTTTTCAATGTCTGTAGGGGACTACGAATTAATGTCCTACAATATGCAGGAACTTCGCAGATATATTCGTGAAATGAAAGAAGTAGTTATTTATTATCGAACCGTAACAACATGGGATGATATAGATGAAGCAGAGGACTAAACGAAAAGTCCTTGCAGTGTTAAAGGAACATTATATGAATAAAGAAGCAGTTTTTGAACAATTAAAAATAGATGAAGGGGTCAAATATACTATATATTTAGATCATTTAGGTTATCCAACTTTTGGAGTAGGACACTTGGTTCTAGAGTCTGATCCAGAGTTTGGTTTGGAGGTAGGAACCCCTGTTTCTGAAGAAAGAGTTAAAGAGTGCTTTGAGCAAGACTTAAACACTTCAATTAATGAGTGTGAGGTTTTGTACGGTACACTTTTTAATACTTGGCCTAGTGAAGTGCAAGAAGTTTTAATAAACATGATGTTTAATATGGGCAGACCTCGATTAAGTCAGTTTAAAAATTTTAAAGCAGCTTTAGATAGAGGCGATTGGACAGGCGCTGGAGCAGAAGGAAGAGACTCTAGATGGTATAAACAAGTAACAAATCGTGCTGAACGACTAATGTCGAGAATGGAAAATGTCACATGATCTATTTCACCCTACAGATTTAAAACCTTTAGGGGCTGATATACTGCACACGCCCTTCTTGTCCGAGGATATATGTGAAATTATTCTTGAGTGCCTGAAAGAAAAAAACACTTGGTTTTACGATGCTAGCAAACCCCATCACACGGACGATATTCATCTCAAAAAAGACCTACCAGAATGGCACAGTATACTAGAAGAAGGTTTATTAGCTGTTTTGGTACCTGCTACAAAGTACTGGGATATATCTTCAGCAGACATAGAAATAATAAATATGTTTGCTGTTAGATATACTCTATCTGAAAAGACAAAATTAGCTAAACATCACGATGACAGTTATATTACCTGTAGCCTTAAACTAAATAGCAACTACGAAGGAGGAGAACTATTTTTTCCTCGTCAGAAGACCACAAACAAACAAGCAAATGTGGGAGACTTACTTATTTGGCCGGGGCAAATAACACACCCCCATAGTAGTTTACCTCTTGTATCTGGTGAGAAGTATTCAATCACAGTATGGACAAAAAACGAGAGTTTAAAAAATCATAGATAATTTGACCTTACGATATAAATTTCTTGACACTCTATCTAAAATTTAGTATAATATACTTTCAAATTTAGGAGACTACCATTGAATTTATTTAAACTTGACGACGACCTCGACAAGTGTGCTGAGTATCATATCGACAAACATGTTGGCAAGATGCAGCTAGAGTGTGCTCAGATGATGTGTACTAATCATTGGATTGATTATCTGCTAGGCTATGTGCCTAGAAAGTTGACCTCTGAAGAGCATTTAAAACTTAAAGTGTTTATGAAAGAACAGCGTCCGTTAACTATGGGAGATAGAATTTTTCCGTATTTAGCGTGTCATCATAACCACCCCTCTACAGTGTGGATGCGAGAGTCTGTAGCCAATTATGAGTGGGCATTTTGCTACGCTCATGCTTTGTCTATAGAACAGGCGTACAGAACTGGAGGTTCGCACAAGTCTTTTGAAGTAATTAGAACTCTGCCTGAGTTGATAAATATGAAAGATGTGGGGGAGACTCCCTTCAAGTTAGCAATGACAGACAACATGCCTAGAGGCTTAGTAGACAGTGACCACCCTGTGTGGTCTTACAGAAATTTTTATATGCTAGACAAAGCATCCATTAGTAGTTGGAAAGGCAGAGAGAAGCCGCCTTGGTGGAACGAAGATCTAGCCGACTATGAGCAAAGAATAAGTAGGAGTTAAAATGGTAAGTAAAGTAAAATTAGTAGGGCTGACATCTCCCAGTGCAAATTCGGGTTGTCACACAGCAGGAGATTTAATTGCTTATGCAGCTAGGGTAAGTAACCCTATGAATCAGAATAATAAAAAAACTGCGTCAAAGTTGCTTCGTTACTTAATAAAAGAAGGCCACTGGTCTCCTTTTGAAATGGTTTCAATGACTATGGAGATAACAACTACCAGAGATATTTCTAGACAGATCTTAAGGCATAGATCCTTTTCTTTTCAAGAATTTTCTCAACGCTATGCAGTAAGTGAGACTTTTAGCACTAAAAGAGAGGCTAGGAAACAACACGCTACAAATAGACAATTAAGTATGGTAGATGAAAATTCTGAGAGACAGAATAAAGCCCAAGAAGTATTTAACGATATGCAGAGCGAAGTTGCAAGAGTCGCAAAAGATTATTATGAAATGGCTCTCAATTCCGGTATTGCTAAAGAACAAGCCAGAGCGCTTCTACCCGAGGGCTTGACCGAAACTACTTTGTATATGGCAGGCACCTTGCGCTCTTGGCTTCATTATTGCGAATTGAGGCGGGGTCATGGCACACAAAAAGAACATATAGACATTGCAAATCAATGTTGGGATATTATATCAGGGCATTTTCCTGATATAGCGGAGGCTTTAAATGACTGATAAAAAGTATATTAACGAGGCTCCTAGTGGAGAAATGCCTAAAATGCGTCCAGCCAATGCGCTAGACAAGCAAGAAGGAGGTTCTCACTACGACTTGCCCATACAACCCCTTGAGTATATTCATGCGAATCAGCTAGGATATATCGAAGGTAACATTATTAAGTATGCAACTCGACATCGAAAAAAGAACGGTGTAGAAGATATAAAAAAGATTATACACTATTGCGAACTATTATTGGAGCTAGAATATGCGGAAGAATGTAAAGAAGAAGGATCACGAAAATCTAACGGCGAAGAACATAGAGAAAGTGAAATCGCTTCTAAACCCTGGCTCCGCTAGTACTAAACCCATAACTAAGAAAGAGGCGTGCGATATTCTAAATATATCGTACAATACAACACGCCTACAAAAGATTATTGAAGAGCATGACGAAAGAAAGGAATATACCAAAAAGCGTAAGGCAGGTCTGCGAGGTCGTCCGGCGAGTGATGGCGAAATCGCTGAGGCATGTTCTAGCTTCCTTGGAGGAGATACTGTTTCAGATATCTCAAAGCGGCTCTTCAGAAGTCCATCCTTTGTACGATCTATTCTCGAAAGAGTTGGCGTCCCATCAAGACCGAGCAACAAAGAAGAAAGATTAACGCCACATTATTTTCCAGATGAGTGTGTATCTGAAAGTTTTCAAGCTGGAGAAGTAGTATGGTCTGCAAAATATCATGCCCCTGCAGTTGTGGATAAAAAATACGAAAACCCTACATACTTAGAGAAGTATGGTAGTGAGGCGTATCAAATTTATATATTTGAGAAAGAAGCTGAAGAACTAGACTTTGTATCTGCCGCAGGTAAAGGGGGCTTTTATGCCTCTAGCTGTGCCCATGATTTGGGCAAGCTCAATCATCTAGCAAAACTAGGTATTGATTTAAATAAGCAATTATGATAGAAAACATGATAAAAGCACTAAAAGTAGGGAGGGTAACTATTACTTTTAAAAGTCTAACGTCGGGTAGAAAAATAACCGACGATTATACTCTGCAAGGGGTAAATTTACCTCAAAATTCAAAAAGCGATAAGTTAATAGTACTTCACTGCGAGTCTAACACTTACGAAGATATAGAGAAAAGGACGATAGAAGAATGGATAAGGAAATAAAAATGTGGGACCACTTCTGTGCCCCTAAAGAAACTGTAATAGGTACAGAAGTAGGGTCACCGTGTAATTGGTGCGATGCTTCAGAAAACATAGAAAAAGTATATCAAGGACTTTATTGGGCTTATCCTTTAAAGCAGTATTTGAGATGGCCTCAGTATATGGAATATTATTACTGGCGTAACAAAAAAAGTTCTTGACTTTAAGGTTAATTTCACATATAATATGTTTTTATAAAGTGATGGAAGCAAATGGGCGACCGATTTTATCAGCAACAACTAGAACGAACAGGTTTTGCACCTGGACTTAAAAACACTAACAGAAGGAAAAGAAACATGGCTTGGGATGACGATAAAAAAGCACAGGCAGTAGCAATGTATGAAGAAGCGCAACCAACTCCAGAAACCAGCATGGAGATTGTAAAAGATATTGCAGAAGAATTAGACGAGTCACCTAACGGTGTTCGTATGATCTTAACAAAAGCTGGCGTTTATGTTAAGAAAACCCCCGCTGCTAAGTCTAGCGGCGGTACAACTGGAGGCGGCACTCGTATCTCTAAAGCAGCGGCCCAAGAAGCCCTTACTGCTGCTTTAAGTGATGCAGGTCAATCTGTTGACGAAGAGATTATTTCTAAGTTGACTGGTAAAGCCGCGCAATACTTTACTTCAATAATTACAACAATAAATGAAGCGTAAAGTACCTTAAAGCCCCGCCACGCCTCTTAACGATGCGCTCGGCGGGCATTTTTTAAAAACGATTACAGACCTTTAAGCTTCCGCTCTCCAAATATATAGTACAGCAAAAGATTTTGCTAACCTAATAAAAGGAGATTTTGTGAAAAAAGAGGAACTAGCATCGTTAGTAACTGAGTACGGTGATGCTATAATCACCTATCGCAGTGAAAATTCTAAAAAACTAAAGTATAATGTTTGTACTTTAGACTTTACCACCCCTTATGTAGCGGGCAAGAAAAATAGGGCAAAAGAATCCGACAGGACTCTTTTGCTTTTTTGCTGGGACACAGATTCATATCGACTTCTCAAACCCGAAAACGTAACAAGTGTGGTACCTCTCTCGTCTATTCTTAGAAACGAGGTATGATATGCAATTATACGAAGCACCCGCTCTATATGAAAAAATCATACATTATAATGAGGATAAAGAGATACAAGTAAGGCTTACTATCAATACCTTTAGAGGTATAGAGTACTTACATGTCAGAAAGTATTATCTAGATTTTACTGAAGAGTGGAAGCCTTCTCCCGAAGGTGTAGCTATGGAATTGGATTTTAACAATTCTCGGCAGCTCTTTTCAGGTTTACTAGAAATACTATCGTTGGCAGAATCAAAAGATATTATAGAAGAACATTTTAAAGATTATATAGACGAAATCTATAAATAGTTCTTGACTTTTGCTGGTTCTGTCTGTATAATGTACATATTCCAGTGAGAGTTTTTATGAAAAAATTTTTAGATAAAGCAAGTAAACATTATTATCAAGGTACCCCTCTTATTTCCGATGCAGAGTTCGATTCTCTTGCAGCGAAATACGACTATAATTCTATAGGTTACACTGTAACTGATGGAATACCTCATCTTTATAAAATGTACTCTTTACAAAAAGTATTCTCAGAATTAGATCTGCCTTCAAACCTTAAAGAGTATGTTTGTACTCCTAAACTAGATGGAGCCGCAGTGTCTATTCTATATGTTAATGGATTACTAGCTCTGGCCTTGACAAGGGGCGATGGAAATGTTGGAAAGGACATAACTAATAAGATAAAGGTTTTAGTTCCTAATGAAGTTTCTGTAAAAGAAACTATACAAATTACTGGAGAAGTAGTCGCTTCTAAAGATATTCCTAATGCTAGGAATTATGCTTCAGGTGCTCTAAATCTAAAAGATATAGAAGAATTTAAACAAAGAAATATAACTTTTGTAGGCTACGATATTAACTACACTGTCAAAGAAGAGGGAAGATCTTATAAAGAACACACGCTAAAGACTCTTAGAGATTTTGGTATAAGTGAAGTTAGCACGTTCGATGTAAGTAACTATCCTACAGACGGTTTTGTATATAGGTTAGATAGCCGTGATAAGTTTGATAGATTAGGCTATACAGCACACCACCCTAGAGGTTCTGTTGCTTTAAAAGAGCAGAAAGAGGGCCAAGTTACCCAACTATTAGATGTAACATGGCAGGTGGGTAAAAGCGGAGTAGTAAGCCCTGTAGCCATTTTAGATCCTGTTGATATAGAAGGGGCTATTGTGTCTAGAGCTACTCTACATAATATAGATTATATACGCAGTCTTGATCTTGAAATAGGCTGTAATGTAGAAGTTATTCGTAGTGGTGAGGTTATACCTCGAATTTTACGACGTGTAACCTAAGTGCACCTATTAAAAAATAGTTCTTGACAGAAACCTTAAAATCTCGTATAATATACTTTCAATTTCACGGAGAATCCTTTAGTGCAAACTATTCAAGCCCCCACCCACTGCCCCAGCTGTGGTTCGTTACTTGAGTGGTCAAATGATCTTCTTTACTGTAGAAGTAACTCATGTGTCTCTCAAAAGCAAAAGAAAATTGAACACTTTGCTAAAACCCTTAAAATAAAAGGGTTAGGTCCTAGTGCTATCAATAAACTTGGCTTGACAGATATCGATGAGATCTACTCTCTTACAGAAGAAGATATTTCTGAAGGGTTGTCCTCCGAGAAGTTGGCTAAAAAGTTATATGCAGAAATTAAAAATTCGGAAGCCGCACCTTTTAATACGGTTTTAGCTGCATTCAGCATACCTTTAATCGGAAAAACTGCTAGTGATAAACTCTCTAAAATAATTACTGATATTACTGAAATAAATGAGAGTAACTGTAAAGCAGCGGGACTAGGTCCAAAGGCAACTGAAAACTTATTAAAGTGGTTACATAAAGATTTCTATAGTTTTTATGATGGCTGCTTACCTTTTGATTTCAAGTTTGAAAAAGTCTCTCTTGTAGAGACAATAGGTACAGTTTGTATTAGTGGTAAACTTAAAAGTTATAAAACTAAAGCATTGGCTACTGCTGCCTTGTTGGATAAAGGATATATTGTAAAATCAAGCTTGACTAAAGATGTTACGATACTAGTAAATGAAAGCGGTATAGAGTCCGCTAAAACAAATCAAGCCAGAAATTCTGGCATAACAATAATTGAAAATCTATTAGATTTAATCGGAGAATAATATATGGCATTGCCAAAATGGACTGAAGAACGTACTGCTGAACTAACCAACTTTGTTGGTGATGAAGCACCTATCTCTCAAGCAACTGTTGCAGAGGCAGCGGCTCAGCTCGAGACTTCAACTCGATCAGTTTCTAGTAAACTGCGAAAAATGGGTTTTGACGTAGAACTTGCATCAGCATCTTCTGTTAGAACTTTCTCTCCTGAACAAGAGGACACTTTGTCTTCTTTCGTACAGGACAACAGCGGTGAGTATACTTACGCTCAAATCGCTGAACACTTTGATGGCGCAGCTTTTTCTGCTAAATCAATTCAAGGTAAGATCCTATCCATGGAACTAACCGGACACGTTAAGCCTGCTCCTAAAGTAGAAACCGTTAGAACTTACTCTGTAGAAGAGGAAGAAACTTTTGTATCTATGGTACAAGACGGCGCTTTCGTAGAAGCTATCGCTGATGCACTTGATCGCTCTGTAAACTCTGTACGTGGTAAGGCTCTTAGTCTGCTTCGTTCTGGGGATATTGATGCTATCCCACGTCAGGAACACACTAAAGGTTCAGCTAAAGAAGATCCTTTAGCAGATCTTGGTGATATTTCTGAAATGACTGTAGAAGACATCGCTGAAACTATAGGCAAAACTGCTCGTGGTGTTAAAACTATGCTAACTCGTCGGGGCCTTGTTGCTGCCGACTATGATGGCGCTGCTAAGAAAGAAAAAGCATCTGCTTAATCTTTATTAGTTTTTAAAAGACAGACTCTACGGGGTCTGTCTAAATCTTTAATTTCGGGGGAAATTTTTTGAACATCGCAAGTGCGTTGATAAAGCAAGTGCTCGCGCTCCAAGACTTTCAGACTTGGAGTGTTACGCATAGGCATTATCTACCCAGTGAGTATCATAGTCTTTATAAGATTATTGATAAACATTGTGAAGATTTTCATAAAATGCCCACGATTGAAGACCTGAAGTTTGAGATTCGGGACTCAGGTACTCGTGAAAAGTTATACGCTATTGAAGGCGTAGAAGTGGATGCAGATCCATACATGCTTTTAGAGTACCTGAAGAACGAATATGCTCAAAAAGAAATTCTGGACTCACTAGAAGATTATGTTGAGAACTCTGTTGCGTTTGAAAGCGCACAGGATTCTGTAAACCACTTACATCAGATCGTCCTAGACGTTGAAGATAAAGTTGATCTTGAAGACCCGCAGGAAAGTATGCAACGTATTGAACTGTTTGAGCCAGAAGAAGATTTAGCTAAGTACATGAAACTCGGACTCAATGAAGAGTATGACTACGAAATACAGTTCTCCCCCCGAGATCTTGTTATGGTTGGTGGTCGCCGAGGTGCTGGTAAATCTGTCATCTGTGCAAATATTGCTAATGCAGTATATGCCAGTGGTAAGTCGGCTATGTATTTCACTATTGAAATGGATAGCCGGTCTATACTACAAAGGTGCTGTTCCATCGCTACTGAAGTTCCTTTTGCTCGTTTGCGTACTCAAAATCTGAGTATTACCGAGTGGGAAAAAGTAGCAAACTGGTGGGCAGCTCGTTATGTTGATGGACAAGACCGTTTGAAGGAGTATACTCTACACCGTAACTTTGATAAATTGCATACATCACTTAAAAGTCAGCATGAGCTACTCCCGACTCAACAGCTGGACGTAGTGTATGACCCTGCACTTACTCTTTCCAAGATTCGTGCAGAGCTTGACAAAAAAGTTAAGCCCTTGAATGTTGGTGTTATTATTGTAGATTATATTAATCAGGTAAAGCGGTCGAGTCTACCGTCTCGCGGAGGACAATATGATTGGACAGAGCAGATAGAAGTAAGTAAGGCTTTGAAGTCTATGGCACAAGAATATGATTGTACGGTATTTTCGCCCTATCAAACAGACGCAAGTGGTGAAGCTAGATTCGCTAAAGGTATTCTCGATGCTGCAGATGCTGCATATTCACTAGAAACCTGGGATCACGAAGACGCGTGTATTACACTAAACTGTGTAAAAATGCGATCAGCCTCCATGAAGTCTTTCACTTCCACAGTAGATTGGGACAGCCTAAAAATTGGCCCTGAGTCTGCCATGACTCCTAAAGAAAGAGAAGATTCTTCGCATAAAACCGGCGAAGAAATTAATGATCTTTAAAAATATTTCTTGACATTTTAGCTTCTTTTGCGTATAATATACGGATACTTTAAAGGAAAAAAGCATATGGCAATTACATTTGGCAGTTTACGACATACCACTTCTGGTAGGAAGCGTAAGCCTTTGCCCAAAGCAAAACAGTATACACCCGAGTTCAAAGAGCTAGAGACAAGGGCATCCTATAGACGAGAGACTCCTTACTACCCTTCTGCAAAAGCAAAGAGTACTTATACTTCTGCCCCAGACAACTCTTACAAAATAAAAGAATCTAAAAATTTTACGATTGCTCCTGCGTATAATAAAGGTGCATATCAAGTTATAAACAATACAGATATTAAGGATATTGGTCGGTGACAGTAGAAGAACTATTAACTTCTAAACAAGTATATTTTATGCCAAAGGGAGGTGACTGCTTAGTTAGTTGTCTAAACCCTGAACACCTCGACCGCAACCCTAGTATGCGTATTGATCGTATAACAGGAATATTTCAGTGTTTCTCTTGTGGTTTTAAGGGAAACATTTTCAGTCATTTCGGGGAAAAGGCAAACCACTTACAAGTAAGACGAGAATTACTCAAAAAAAATATTAGAGAGAAAAGGTCTGAAAGTGTAGGTTTGTCTTTTCCCCGAAACGCTATTTTTTATCAAGGTAACTGGAGAAATATTAAACCAGAAACATATAAAAATTTTGAAGCTTTTCAACACCATGATCCTGATTATATTGGAAGAATAGTATTTCCTATAAGAGATATATCAGATCGTATAGTAGCCTTTCAAGGACGTCATACCACTGGAGGACTACCTAAGTATAAATTTTCCCCTGCGGGGTCTAAGCTACCGTTATTCCCTGTAGTAGAGCCGATACAAGGTTCTGTTATTCTAGTAGAGGGTATATTTGATATGATAAACCTTCATGATAAAGGACTAACCAACGCAATTTGTTGTTTTGGTACAAAAAGTATTAACGAAGATAAGTTACGTATGCTCTCTATACAAGGTGTAGAAGAAGTAGTAGTTTTCTTCGATGGAGACGATGCAGGACAGACTGCCGCTAAAGAAGTAAAAGAGATGGCAGATAGAGTAGGTCTGTCAAGTAAAAATGTAGCACTTAAGGACACAGATCCTGGAGCTCTACCCCTAAAATCAGTACAAACACTAAAGAGTAAAATATATGCCTAAAGTTGCATTAGTAGAAACTAAACCAAGTAGAACAAATTTTAAAAAAGAGTTCGATGAGTTCGAGTTTGATCAATTTCAGCTCTGCTCCGACCCAAACATTAAGAAAGTACTAAAGCGAGACTGTGATATCGAAATCAATACAGACGACTACGACTGGGTTATTCTCGTCGGTAGTGATGCTTTGAAATACTTTACACCGATTAATTCGGTAACAGAATACTCAGGCAAGAAAGTAGAGGAAAAGTTCTTGCCTGTAATTAACCCTGCTATGTTAGCGTTTAAGCCGGAAGCTCAGCGCACATGGGATGACTCAAAGCAAAGTATTACAGAGTATATTACTGGTGATAAACAAGACACAGTAATTACAGAGTACAATGCTTGGGGTATACAAGATACGAAGGAAGCAAATGACTTTATTCGTGCTGCAATTTCTGCCCCTCTGCCTTATGTTGCTCTTGACTCGGAGACAACCGGATTATATCCACGCGATGGGCACATGCTTGGTATTAGTCTTAGCTATGAGGCTGATCGAGGAGCTTATATAGATACGGAATGTTTCGATGAAGAAACAGAGTCACTGCTGCAACAGTTGTTTAACGAAAAAACAGTAGTATTTCATAATGCAAAGTTTGACATGGCATTCTTTGAGTACCACTTTAATTTTAAGTTTCCTAGTTTTGAAGATACAATGTTATTGCACTATTTGATTGATGAGAATCCCGGTACTCACGGACTCAAACAGTTATCTATGAAGTATACAATCTACGGAGATTACGAGAAACCCATGTACGATTGGATAGATAACTATCGTAAACAGCATGGTATTCTTAAAGGTGATTTTAACTGGGGAGATATTCCCTTTGACATTATGAAATTATATGCGGGCATGGACGCTGCGTGTACGTTTCTTCTTTACGAGAAGTTCGTAAAGATTAAACAGAACAAGCGTTTAGCTAAGGTATACGATAACATATTAATTCCCGGATGCCGGTTTTTGACTGACGTTCAAGACAATGGTGTGCCTTTCGACAAACTGCGTTTAGTAAAGTCTCAGTCTCTTATGCAAGAACAGATAGATGAAGCTGTAGCAGAAATGTATAAAGACCCTGCCATTCGTAAATTTGAAGAAATAAATGGAAAAGACTTTAATCCTAATTCTACTGTGCAACTTCGTAATTTGCTGTTTGACTTCGTGGGTCTTACTCCAACTGGTAAGAAAACAGGCACTGGAGCACATAGTACAGACGCGGAGGTTCTTGGAGAACTTACAAAACAATCGCATATCCCAGAACTCATTCTCCAAATCAGACAAAAGTCCAAGATTAAAAATACTTATCTGGACAAAATCTTACCACAGTTGGATCGAGATAGTAGACTACGTACAGGTTTTAACCTCCACAGTACTACTAGCGGCAGGCTTAGTTCTTCTGGCAAACTCAATATGCAACAACTTCCTAGGGATAACCCTATTGTAAAAGGTTGTATTAAAGCAGCACCTGGACACAAAATCGTTGCAATGGACTTAACAACTGCCGAAGTGTATGTTGCAGCAGTCCTTGCAAAAGACAAAGCACTTATGGACGTATTTCGTTCAGGAGGTAACTTTCACTCCGCGATTGCACACAAAGTATTTAAACTACCTTGTGAAGTAGGTGAAGTAGCAGAGCTATACAGTATGCGGAGACAAGCAGCAAAAGCTGTAACCTTTGGTATTATGTATGGAGCAGGTGCAAATAAGATTAGTGAACAAGTTACAAAAGACTCAGGAACCTATTTCAGCAGGCAAGAAGCACAAGAGGTTATTGACGACTACTTTAAAGAGTTCATGGGGTTGAAGTCGTGGATTGAAGATAACCAAAAATACATCCAACAGAATGGATTTATTTACAGCTACTTCGGTAGAAAAAGGAGATTACCAAATGT